TAGAAAGAGTGCTTGATGCTTATAGCAAGAATAACGGTCCAACATGGAAATCTATTCTAGTGCACGGAGGTTCAGTTCAGCACCTCGACTTCTTATCTGATCATGAGAAAGACGTGTTTAAGACGTTCGGCGAGATCTCTCAGAAGGAGGTTATTATTCAGACTGCTATCCGTCAAACCAATATTGATCAAGCACAGAGTATCAATCTAATGATTCATCCTAAAACTCCAGTAAAAGAAGTAAATCAACTGATTATCTTTGCTTGGGAACAAGGGGTAAAAACACTTTACTACCATCGTGGCACTAATCCTTCACAGGAATTGTCTCGTAATCTACTTAACTGCGCTTCGTGCGAAGGATAATGATTAAAGAAACACAATACTGTAACGCCTGCGCCTCTCAATATACTGTTCAATGGCTTGAACAAGATGTTGATGAAGACCTAATGCCAACATATTGCCCATTCTGTGGTGAAGAAAACTTCGGAGAGTTCGATCCGATCGAGACCGACGAGTTTGAATAAATAGATATATGAAAACATTAAAAGGTACATCACTTTATTACAAAGCTCGTGCAGTTTTTGGGAATGCTAACATCTCTATAACAGATAGTGAATATGCATCGCCCAGTGAAAAGTGGATAACGGGTAAGTTCTATCATAATTTCAATTGGTGGATGCAATCGAATGGGGTTAAGAAGTGGAAAACATATACAGACTGCGATAATAAAGCCTTTGCATATTTTGTATGTGCTAATATATCTCATGCTAAAACAATGGAAGCCCGAGCAAGGGCAAGCATGAAAACATACGAAGGCATTGCAGTTGGAGTTATGTTCTATCTAATCGGTGGAAAAAAGACGGCTGGTCATGCAATCAACGTTGTTTATACAAACGGTAAACTGGTATACATTGAACCTCAAAATGGTGAACAACTAAAATTAACAAAGAAGGAGATAGACTCATGCTGGTACGTTACATTTTAATATTATCAGCACTCGTATTCTCAGGTTGTGCAACACCTGAATTCAACGAAGAAGGTGAATCAAATTATAGACCTACTCCATTTAATACATTAGAAGCAGAATATGAATAAACTACCATTTAAATCAAAGAAATTTATAGCTCTCATCGCTGGAATTTCATTCAACGCACTCTTCGCTGCGCTCTCACTGTTTCTCATTGCAGGCAATCCAGAGTCAGCCACAGCCATTGTGAATCTAATGACAGTATCATTAGCGTCTGTTAATGGGCTTATCTCTCTGTATGCTATTGGTCAATCAGCAGTAGACTGGAAAATCAATTCTACAAATGCTAATATTGCTGAACAGACAAGTAGTATTGAAGAGACTAAGAGGCTTGAGGTTTCGTATGAGGATGAAGAATCTCTGAGTTGGGATTAAGGTATAAATAACTCTATGTGGAGTTATAATGGTGAGGAGTTTACTACTGAAATGATAGAGGACTATATCGGATTCGTCTATATGGTCACCGATAAGGAGACTGGTATGAAGTATATCGGAAAGAAAGGATTCTTCTCGAAAGTAACTAAACCACCATTGAAGGGAAAGAAGCGCAAGAGAAGATCATTAAAGGAATCTGACTGGAAAAAATACTGCGGATCAAGCGAAGCAGTCAAGCTCATTGTCGAAGAGAACGGTTTAGATCACTTCGAAAGAGAGATATTGCATCTATGTAAGAGTAAGGGTGAACTAAATTATATCGAAATGAAAGAACAGGTGATTCGGGATGTGCTTTTAAAGCCTAATGAATATCACAATGCGTTTGTCGGCGGAAAAATCCACAGAGCACACCTTAAGCCTCTGTGGAAGTAAAATAAAGCTTTACATTAGCGCTAAAATAGTGTATAATCTATCTTAGATTAAACAATAAAGAAAATATATTATGATACTCATTGACTATTCCGGGATTGCTGTTGCAGCATTCTTTTCACAATCGAAAGGGCAAGAAACCCCAACAGAAGACATGCTAAGGCACGTAGTTCTTAATAACATTCGTATGTATAATATGATGTTTAGAGAAGAATATGGCCAAATGGTTATAGCATGTGATGGTGGATCATGGCGTAAAGACGTGTTTCCAGAATACAAGGCAAACCGTAAAAAGTCTAGAGATAGTTCCGATATGGATTGGAATGCATTCTTTAACACTCTTACTAAGATTAGAGAAGAGATCGCGGCTAACCTACCTTGGTTGCCTATTCATGTTGAAAATGTTGAAGCAGATGATATTATTGCATGCTTAACAAAGGAAACACAGGAGTTTGGTAAGCACGAGAAAGTAATGATTGTTTCTGCTGATAAGGACTTCATTCAACTCCACAAATATAAGAATGTAAAGCAATTTTCTCCTATGAAGAAAAGGCTTATTACTGAAAAAGATCCAATTGGTTACATTCGTGAGCATATATTCCGCGGAGATTCAAGCGATGGGGTGCCTAATGTCCTTAGCAGAGATGATGTATTTGTTAAAGAAGATGCTCGCCAAACTCCTCTGACAAAGAAGAAAATGCAAGTTTGGTTGGATAACTATGATAGACTATCTGAAGTAATGCCTGAAGATGCATACCGCAACTATCAACGAAACCAAAAAGTCATTGATCTAGATTTTATTCCTACGAATATACAACAAGAAATACTCGAACAATATAACAATACAAAAATAGCTCCGAAAATGAAGGTACTAAATTATTTAGTTGTTAATCGTTTAAACAACTTAGTATCCTCAGCTTCAGACTTTTTTCCATATGAAAAAAAATAAAGAAAAACTACTACACGAGCTCCTTGAAGAAACTCAAGAAGCTAAAACCCGCGCAGATCGGATCGAAATCTTTAAGAAGAATGATTCATTTGTGCTTAGAACCATTTTGCAGCTTGCTTATAGTAAGTCTATCGAATTGGATTTCCCATCTGGTCCACCGCCATATAAACCTAACGATGCTCCAACTGGACTTGAACTTGCTCGACTAAAGAACATTATTCGAGGATTAGGTAACTGTGTAAAGGGTAACAAGACTCCTAATATGAAGAAGGAAAAGATCTTCATTGGCATTCTTGAGTCAGTTCATCCAAAAGATGCCGAAGTCATCATTGCAGCGAAGGATAAGGCACTAAGTAAGCTATATAGTAAAATCACAGAGAACCTCGTTGAAAAGACGTTCCCTGCTCTAATAAAATAAGGGTTTACATTCTTACTATATAATGGTATAATTATATCTTAATTATGAATATATTCGCATTATCACCAATTCCCGAAGTCGCAGCCAAATGGCACTGTGACAAACATATCAGTAAAATGGTCGTCGAATCAGGCCAAATGCTATCTACGGCTCATCGCATCCTCGATGGTACTATGGATCGCAGGCCTTCTAAATCAGGCAAGACGATGGCAAAGTATTGGGCGCTGGATGATAATCGCGAAAATGTTCTTTACAAAGCAGTACATGTAGGACATCCATGCACGGTTTGGACTACACAATCCCACATGAATTACAAATGGCACTACGATCTATTTAAGTGCTTATGCAAGGAATATACATATCGGTACGGTAAGCAGCACCTAACAGAAAAGGTATTGCTTGATATCCTTAAAGATCCACCAAAAAACATCTCTAAGTCGTTCATGACACCATTTGCACTTGCTATGGGCGCAGAACCAGATTGTATCGATCATGACGATTGCATTGGTTCATATCAAAAATTCTATCAAACAAAACAAAAACGGTTCGCAATGAAGTGGACCAAACGACCAATACCGCATTGGTTTAAAATATTATGACATACGATTACTATTGTGATAAATGTGATAAGGTATGGGAAGAATCTCATGCCATCGCAGATCGAGATAAGCCATGCGGCAAATCATGCCCATGCAATAAGGACGGAAAGGTGAAACGTGGAGTGTGTGCACCAGCGTTATCCTTCGAAGGATCTGTTTCAGCTATTAGAAAAGCTGGATCAGGTTGGAATGATGTCCTCACTGGAATTAATAAAGCATCTGGTAAAGACGCTAAAATTGACCACTACTAAAATGAAAAGGAATAAAAAGTCTGTAAGGAATAAGACAGCTAATGTATATGGCGAACTTGATTCTTTCGAACGAAAAAAGAAACGCCGAGAAAAATTAAATCGTAGGAAGAAGTCTTTCGCAAATCAATATGAGAGAGAAGATTACTTTGACAACATCGACTATTACGAATCACCTAGCACACTTGAAGATTATGAATAACCAATTAGAACTATTCCCTACGCTCTATACACAACTCACATTTGCATTCTATGAAACCTCAGACGCTTAGTCGAACAAAAACATTTAAGCACTGTCCTGTTAAATTGGGATATGATGACTTAAACACAGAGACAACTAACTCTAAACGTAAGTATGTTACTCCTGTTGGAAAGACATATCCGTCTATTACATCTATTCTTGGATACTTTACGAAGGCATCTATTATAGCATGGCGTAAGAGGGTTGGAGATGAAGAAGCAAATCGCGTCGCGCGACACGCGTGCGGGCGGGGGAATGCTGTTCACTCTATTGCTGAACGATATATTAATAACGAAGAAGACTTCATGAAAGGAGAGAATCTTCCACATATCGTACAGTTGGCCCGTGCAGTGAAAGGTGTTATCGATGAAAGGTTGGATTCTGTTGTTCTTCAAGAATGTCCTCTCTATTCAGATCAATTAAAGGCCGCTGGTCGAGTTGACTTGATTGGTAACTTTGATGACGAACTGTCTATTGTAGACTTTAAGACGTCGAAGAGAATCAAATCACGTGATGAGATTGAGGACTATTTCATTCAAGCATGTGCATATTCG